ACCACGGGCTCGGAAGCCGTCACGGTATCCGGTTCCCATGTGATGAACCTCGCCTTCCACCGCGACGCCATCGCCTTTGCCACGCGCCCGCTGATGGATTCCGCCAACGGCCTCGGCAACCTCATCCAGTCCGCCGTGGACCCGGTTTCCGGCCTGTCGCTCCGTCTGGAAGTCTCCCGCGAGCACAAGCGCACCCGGTTCAGCTATGACATCCTGTACGGCGCGGACGTGGTGCGCCGGGAACTCGGCTGCCGCATCGCCGGGTAGGAGGCTCCATGCACATCAGCACAGTGAGGATCAGGAGCGTGGAAACGGCGAGCGGGTTCATCGTCATCAACGAGGCCGATTTCGATCCGTCGAAGCACCAGCTCTGGAACTCGGAAGTCACGACCGCCACGCCGGAGCCCTCCTCCGCCGAGCCGAACGCAAACAAGCCTCTTGACCTGATGACGCTGGCGGAGCTGCGTGACCATGCCAAGGCGCACGGCATCGCCATTCCCGCGACGATCACCGCCAAGGCCGACGTGCTGGCCCATGTCCTCGCCGCCAGCGGAGCCCGCGCCAGCAGTGACGTCCCCGGGCAGCCGCAAGCGTAACCCCAACGGCAAAGACACCGCCATGACCTGCACCCCCAGGAAAAAGAAGCGCAAGGGCAAGTAGCCCCGCGCTTCGACCGGGCGGGGGAATACCCTCCGCCCCCGCCCGGAACCCCAAAACGGGACTTCAAGGAGAAAACCATGCCCCTCATCGTTGAAGACGGCACCCTGCCCGCCGGGGCCAACAGCTTCGCCAGCGTTGCCGATGCCGACGCCTACCATGCCGCCCGGCTGACGGCCGCATGGACGGACGAACTGGCGAAAGCCCAGAAGGAGGCTGCGCTGATCCGCTCCTCTGACTGGCTCAACCGCAAGGTCATGTGGAACGGGCGCAAGGCTTCCCGCTCGCAGCGCATGGCGTGGCCTCGGGCGGGCGTAAGCACGCAGGACGGGCCTGTCCCTTCGGATGAAGTCCCTGCGGAAGTCGTCGAGGCTTGCTGCGAACTGGCGGGCTTCTTCGTCGAACAGGACTACCTCGCGCCGCTCGACCGGGGCGGGGACATCGCCAGCCTGGGCGTGGACGTGATCAGCATCGCCTACAACGGCACGGCCCCGGCGGAAACAGTATTCCCCTCCCTGTCCGGCCTGCTCGCCGGGCTCGGCACAGTCAACACGGGCAAGGGCGGGGGCATCATGGAGGTGGGAAGAGGATGAGCGCATCCCTGTACGCCAGCGTGGGCAGGACCGCACGCCAATTGATCAACAAGTTCGGCAAACGGATGATCTACCATCAGAAGAAGGATGGACAGGTCTACAACGATCAGACCATGCGTTATGAACCTTCGATCAAGGATACCCCGTTCAAGGGCATACGCAAGAACGCCAAAATCGAAGAAAACCCGGAACTGCCCATACAGCTTGGGGACTGCATCATCCTTGCCGCAGCCTCGGGCCTCCCCGTGCCCGCCGTCCCCGACCAGATCATCATGGACGGCGAAACATGGAGCGTCGTGGACTCCGCACCCGTGGCCCCGGGGGATACGGCACTGGTCCACAACATCCTGATCCGCAGGGGGTAGCCGTGGACATTGCCGCCATCGAAAGCCGCCGCCAGGCCATCAAGCGCCGCATGGCCGCACTCGACCGTCTGAGCACGTCCGACGCCCGCGCACTCGACAAGGCCATGACGGAGATGTGCGCCCTGTACGCGGAATACGCCCGGAGTACCGTCGCGCTGGTGGCCTTTGAAGCCTACCGGACGCTAGTGGAACGCACCCCGGAAGACACGGGCCGGGCGCGGGCGTCATGGAACCTCGGCGCGGAACCGAGCGACGCCGTGCCTCCGGCGGGCGATTACCCCGAGTTCCGGGGCGACGTGTCGGCCGCCGTGGAACAAGCCATCGCCAAAGTGGGGGCCGACGCGGAATCGTTCAGCATCACAAACGATCTCGACTATATGCCTTTCCTTGAGGCCGGATGGTCCGAGCAGGCCCCCGCAGGCTTCATCGCCCTTACCTTCCGGGAGGCCGCGGAACAGCTCGGGCAAATGGCGAGGGAAGCCTGATGTACGCGAGCCTCTTCGATCTCTACGCCGTGCTGGACGCCCTGCTCTTCCAGACGGTCGGCGCCGACGCCCGCATCCTTCCAATGGGGCAAAAGACCACGCCTTCACCCGATCAGGTGCTCGTCGCCCGCAAGCTGAACATGGGCAAGAGCTTCCGTGGGGAACTCGGCGGGCCGGACGCCCTCTCCAAGCGCGTGGGCGTCTATGTCGTCACGCTGTCCCTGCCCCCGGACATGCCCGTCCCCGCGGGCTACGCCTTGCAGGGGCGCATCGAAAACGCCTTCCGCCGTACCGCCCTCCCCTTGCCTTCCGGCGGGGAACTCCGATGCGAGGAAACAACGCTACAGGATCCAGGAACGGGACAGGATGGGCGCTATACCCTGTCCGTCACCGTCGATCTGCACACCTTTTATACGACTCAGAGGAGCAAAGCATGAGCGAAAACACCTGCCCGAACGTCGCCCTTTCCCGAAACCAGAATATGTGGGTGGTGAAGGAGAGCGCGGACAAAACGCTTGGATTCCCAGCCGTAACCGACATTATCAACGTCACCGCCAATGTGTTCGCCAATCAGGAAATCCCAACCTCAGACAGCAAGGAAAAGGCGAATACGCTCAATAAACTGAACGTGTTCAACAGCAGTGCCAGCCCCGCCACCGCCAACTTCGGCATGTACCTGCGCCCCACCGCTCTGGATGCCCCCATGCAGGGGGACGCACTCATGCAGGCGCTTCAGGGCAAGCTGGCGGCACCCTTCACCGGAACCCTTGCCGACGCCCTCACGGACAGCGACGCGCAGCTTGTCGTCACCGTGACGTCGGGCCATGTCCCTCTGCGCGGCGTCATCGAAGTGACCAGCACCCCGTCAGGCAAGGAATTGATCCGTTACCGCAAAGCTGTGAAAGACGCCGCCAGCCCCGGCAAATGGCTCCTCTCCGAACTGACCAGAGGGTACAAGGGCACCACGGCGGCGTCCGGCGCGTCCGGTGCCGCCGTCTCCTTGAAAAGCCGGGCCTTCGTACAAGCCCTGTGCCGCCCCAACGTTTCCGCATGGATCGCCATCGACAAGACGTTGCAAGCCGTGCAGGGCTGCCACGTCACGGACGCCAGCATCTCCGTCACCAAGGAAGGGGCCGTGGAGCTGACCGGGACGCTCACCGGATGCCGGGTCTTCAACGCCGGGCCTTCCTCTGTGGCGGCTGAGGCGCAGACGTCCGCGACTTCCATCACCGTCGAGGACGCGAAAATGTTTTTCGTGGGGCAGAAAATCCAGAACACCACCAAGTCGGACGACAATTCCGGCAAGGGCTACGCCGTGACCGCCGTGGACGAACGGACGAACACACTGACCGTCGCGCCCGGCATCTCCGGCGCATGGGCCGTGGATGACGTGGTAACGTGGTGGATGCCCTACGGCCCCGCCATCGGCAATGAACTGGAAAACGCCGATTCCGTTATCCGCATCGACGGGACAGCCGGAAAAATGCGCTCCTGCACCATCAAGTTCTCCACACCCACGGAGTTTACCGACGAGCTTGGCGACCATTTCCCCGGCCAGCCCATCGACACCATGAGGGCCTCCAGCGTGGATTTTGAATACTACATGCGCAACGACGCCGCCAAACGGCTCAGGGAAGGCAGCGAGGGCAAGGAAGTCCGGTTCGACGCGGAATTCGGCAGCGAGGAAGGCCGCAAGGTCGTCGTGGCCTGCCCCCGCATCAAGAACAAGATGCCCGCCATCAACGCCGATTCCGCGACCGTCACCCTTTCGCAATCCTCCGACATCCTCGGCGTGGCACTCGAAGACGCCGTGGAAATCATCCTCGAATAGCTCCGGCTCCCGCCGTCTCCTTTTCCGGCGGGGCCATTCTCCAAGAACCACTTCAACTTTCAACCAGAGGATCAACATCATGAAATTCGTGAACGAAGCCACCGCCAAAGATACCGTCTTCATCAAATGCTTTCCCGACGATTCCGGCGTTTACGCCCGTGTCCTGACGGAAACCGAGCTGGATACCCTGCGCGTCAAGTCCCGCACCTTCAACGGCAACGAGAAACGCACCTCCGAACTCATGGATCGCCGCTTCAAGATCCTGCACCTGCAACGCGCCCTCTCCGGATGGGAAGGGCTGGAATTCGAGGACGGCTCGCCCATCCCCTTTTCCAAGGAGATGATCAAGGAACTGTGGGAAGTGAACCCCAACCTCATGGGGATCATCTATTCCTGCGTGTCCAGCGAACTCTCTTTCGTGA